GTTTCTTTTATGGATTTATTTAGTCTCTTTGAAAATTTTAATATGTCATCTAGTATAATAAGTGTCTCAAAGTTTATCTTCTTAGATAGGAAGTATTTAATTATAGGTGGATGTTGACCTTGCTTAGAGGTAAAGATGTCATCAAAACTTAATTTGTCTGTAATCATACTTAATATATATTCAATATCTTGTTCATAATAATAATGAAGTGACTCTATCCTTCTCGACCACGATTTGAAATTTTCGTCACCAGTTTTACCAATGATATCCCCAACCCACAGATTAGTATTGGCAGTAAAATTACTAATAAAATAATTAACGATATCAGTATCGCTATAAGTTCTAGACAACTTGTGAAAAAAATATTTATCCCGTCTTTTAGTAAATGTAGCCAGCCTTGCTGTTGTCTTGCCAGCGTGTCTGAAATAGTCATAACTCTGGTTTTTACTTGTGAAGTGAAGTTTGACAGCAAGATAGATTTTATATACATCAAATCCATTCACTTAAATATCGTTGCCTTGGTTTAAAGATTGTAGATACTTCAACACATTCTCAGGTGAAGACTCGCCATAAGGATCTTCAGGTGTGTCATCTGTTTTATTTGGTTCTACAAACATTTGCTCTATCACACCATTGTTTACAATCATAGCATATCTCCATGATCTCTGACCAAAACACTTGTCTCTTTTCTGACAAAGCATTCCCATCTCCTCTGTAAACTGACCATTACCATCAGGTATGACTTTTACATTTTCTAGTTTCTGATCTTGTGCCCAAGCATTCATAACAAAAGAATCATTTACTGACATACAATAAATTTCATCTATGCCATGTTCTTTAAAAACACTTGCCTGTTTTTCATAACCTGGTAATTGTTGATTAGAACAAGTAGGTGTAAATGCACCTGGTAAAGAGAATACTAAAACTCTCTTATCTTTAAAGTAAGTATTTGTATCTGTATCAACCCATTCGCCTAATTCTCTTACTCTAAAATTAACAAAGGGCACTTGTGTATTTGTTTTATCATCAAACATAATTATAATGGTAGTTTTGCTACCTTCTCCTTCAACATATTTAAGTTTTGTGCTTCGTAAGCAATCTTTTCTTTTAGTGTTTTATTAATCATTGATTTGGTATTACTAGGATCTATCTCATGAGTTTTACAATACTCTAGAATAGCATCCATATAACTAATCTTCTTATCTTTTACCATGTTTTCTATGATAAAAGCGAATTTATTGGGTGTCAAATCACTCATTAATACGTCTATTATACATCATTCATTGATTATTGTCAAGCGTGTAGTGTAGGTAACTACCAACCATATACTTCGGTTTATCTATTGGTGTCATTCCTTGATGTAACCATGGCCAAAGTGGTGGAAACATTAGTAAAGAACCCTTAACACATGGTGACGCTAACCCTAGTTGTGGAAAATTAGTCTCACCTCTTTGATTATTATCTAGGTAAATAAAGAACACTAGAAATCTCTTTGCCGTTTCTAAACTAATAGAATCAACATGAGGATCAAAACGATCTTTGCCATTTGCTAGATATTTCTTTAACCTTATTTCTTCAAAGGCATATTTCTCTGGCCACATCTGACTTGTGATAACACAATCATTTTTATACTGTTGTAGATATTTTGTGAATACGGATGATAATCTCTCTATGTCACCCTGCCATTTATTTTTATTTAGATTGACCTGTGTAAATGACATAGGACCTTGATCGTAGGTCTCTTTGTTAGATTCAATTTCAAACTTGTTAATGAGTTCATCACAATACTCATCACTTATTGCATTTTTATATATTTGTATATAGTTGTTCATTCATATTATAGGGTTATGCCTTTACCTAACTTAGGATTTAATTGCATTTCAAAGGTATGAAATATCATACACTTGTATGGATCAGTTGGTGTTTCTGCTACTGCTAATGTTTGATGTTTGTCGTTAATGTAATACGTTATAGCAAAAACTATATTACCATTTTCGTTAGCATTCTCTTTACCAAAACTTACATTGACAGGTGTAAACTCATTATCTTTTATGTATCTATCCACGTCTTCTGGTAAACCACACATCATTGGATACGACATGAATTGTAAATTATATTCTAATTGTTTATCGTCAGCTTTTGCGTGATTAAACGTAAGTATCATACTAAATAGAAAAACTAAAGCAACAAATATTGCAGGTAGGTTATCTAGTATCTTGTTTTTCATCTTTAAACTTTCTATGAAACTCCTCTATGGCGGGCTTGAGGAGAGGTAAATAATCCTTTTTATTTTTTATGAAAGTTTGAGTTGCACCTTCTTCGGTTACTATTAATATAACTATCTGGTCGATAGGTTGTCCGTACATTTCTTCGTACATCTCACAATAAGCAGAGGTCTGTATAAAGTAGTTTTCTACCCACTCTTCCTTCTTCTCTTTCGTTGAGGTTTTAAAATCTATTACTGAAAGTTTACCATTAAATTCAGCGATACAATCAACACGACCTGCAACGCCCCATTTGTGACTACAAAGGCTACCCTCTTGTAGTACAATATTATTTATATTATCTAGTTCACTTTTTAGTATGCTAAACAGCGCTGTTGGTAAAACATCTTGCTTTGACAACTCTCTGTTATTAAGATAATCCTCTGTCAAGGTGTGTACTGCTGTTCCCCTTCTCGCAGCATTTCTCATTATTGTGTTTGCCACCTGATCGCCAACTGACTCACGCCATCTGGTTATACCTTCATTGCCTCTTTCCGATAGCACAGTTGTGATTGACGGATACTTTTTGCCGTCAGGTAAGACATAAAATCTTTTACCTTTTATCGTCTGTGTTTTTAGTTCTATTGATTTTTCGGGTAAGGGAATATGAGTAAACTTCTTCACTTCAAAATTCTTTTTAAAATATTCGTGTAATGGATTCATAATATAATTATAACACATTTAAGTGCTTCTGTAAAGCATTAACATATCATTGTGATCTTTTTGACTAACTTCGCCAAGCGCTCAGCTAGGTTTATACTCTACATATTGAGTCTTACCTGAGTCATTTCTAAACGCTCTCAATGTCTGTTTTCTATTGTCTGTCGGACCCTTGTAAGAACAGTGTATCCAACCGCTATTTGGTTCTTCTGGATTGTGATACTCCAATATTAATTGGTCAAAATCTAAGTTCTCTACTATCCATTTTGCTAATTCAGCATTCGGCACTCCAAATATCTCGAAGTCCGCAGCCTGGCCCTTAGCGTGCTGTGAAGATTTTGATGAGCCTATTGCCTCACATAGGTCTTCACTTCTAAACCCACTTGATACCGTCACTGGTGTAGCATAGTGATCTCTAACAGGTTGTAGTATATTCTCGCATAATTTTTGTAATGATGTAATCTGATCGTCATTAGGATTATTATTAATACCTTTACGCTCAGCAGTCTGACTAGCCGTCATTTCTTTTAGGCTAAAATTTTTACTTAGTTTCATTGATTATCCTTTTATTTTCCACGTGTGATTGCGACAATCTTTTTCAATTGTGCTTCGATAACTTCTGCTCTATTTGGCCAGTGGATATATGCCTCTGGTGATTTTGCAAGTTTAATTAATAGAGGTATTATTAATTTTTCTAATGCCTTAAATTTTTCTCTTTGTTCTTTGCCAAGATTATCTTTTCTTAGATCATACTCATCGTCCATCTGTTTCTTAGCAATCTCTAATTCTGTTTCGTTCTTAGCGTTAACCGTATCTTTTGTATCGCCTACTAGTCTCATAAGTCTATCTAACTTACCCTCTAGTCTACCTACGATCTCACTAGATACTGCTTTCCCTACACCGTCTGCTGTCTGTTTAACAACTTCTTGTGTTTCTTTACTTTGTGTTTCTGTGGGTTTACTCGCTACTGAGCTAAAACCCCAATCACCACTAGTATCAAAATCGTCTAAAAAATCGAAATCTGCCATGTATATATTTATACTTTCTTGCCTGCCTTCTTTGCTCTATGTTGTTTAATTACTCTATCAATTTGTGTGTCTTTTACTGACCTTTTACCATATCTATCTGCTAGAGGACTCTTAGGGTGTGCTTCAGATATCTTAGACATCACCTCTTTCCAACCACTATCAGTTTTACCATCTATCGTACCTGTTGTGGATACTATATTTAATTGTGTGGGTGGTAATAGTTTGATATGTTTTTTCTTGATAAACTCTTCCATCTCAGATATTGTCATGAGGTCTGTATATTCTTTTTTAGTTCTCTTATTGTAGAATCTATACGTTGGCATTCGCTACTCCCTCTTTAAACCATAAAGGCATTTCAGCAGGTTGTTTCCATGTAGCAAATCTTTTCTTTTTCATTATATAATATTTACGATAACTTGCGACAACATC